ATGCGGTTTGACGCCCGTACAGCAAAGCAACTTTTGCCCGGCGCACATCTCACTATCGACGGCTGCCCCGGCCTTCGCCTGCAGGCAACCACGTCGCGCCGGAGCTGGATCTACCGTTACAAATCGCCTGTCGACGGGCGTATGCGACAAATCAAAATAGGCGAGTGGCCTGCGCTGTCGGTCGCTGCGGCGGCCGTTGAATGGGAGCGCTTGAGAGACGAGCGCAACGCGGGCAACGATCCGGCGCTGGCGAAGCGGCAGGCACATGACGCTGTCGTCGTAATGGTACAGCAAGGGGGTCCGCCGGCCGTGGGCGAGATATGCGACGCATATCTGAAAGGTCACGTTGAGGCCAATCGCAAGGCGAAAGGAGCCGCTGAAGTGGCTCGGATGTTCAGAACCATGATCGGCGACATAGCCGACTTGCCGGCCGCTCAGCTGACTCGCGAGCGCGCGTTCGCGAAAATTGAGTCATTCCGCCATGTTCCGGTGCAGGCGTCCAAGTTGCGCCTCGAGCTGGCCGCTGCATGGGACTACGCGCTGGACGCCGGCAAGATTCCGGAGTCAACGCCGAATTGGTGGCGCCAGATCATGCGGGGCAGACTGAGAAGCCAAGGCAAGCGTATTCAGGGGCAGCCGGTCGGGACCGTGAAGCGGTTCCTGAACGAGGCGGAAGTGGGCGCGGTAATCAACTGGCTGCCGAACTTCAGTCGCAATGTTGAAGACGCATTGACGCTTTACATGTGGACCGGAACGCGCGGCGTAGAGATCGGCACGATGGAGGGTGCTGAGATCTCGGAGGAGTCGGACGGACTATGGTGGACCATCCCCAAGGCGAAGACGAAGAACGCGCGACACGCAAATGCAACGGATCTTCGGGTGCCGTTGATCGGCCGCGCCGAGGCGATCGTGCGTCGCCGGCTCGCGCGTTATGGGAAAGGATGGTTATTTCCGGCCGAGAGAGGTGGCCCGATGCAGCAGAAAGTGTTCGGTCAGGCCGTTCACTTCCACATGCCGTACAGTGAGACGCGGCCGGCGCAAGCTCGGCCCCGGCTTCCTGTCACTCATTGGGCACCTCATGACCTGCGGCGGACGGTGCGAACCATGCTGGCCGCTCTCGGCTGCCCGTACGAGGTCGGCGAGGCAATCATTGGGCACATGTTGCCCGGGGTTGGCGGCGTTTATAACCGGCACGGATACGACGAGGAGCGTCGGTATTGGCTGGCAAAACTGAGTTCGAAGCTGGAAGACCTGGCCGTAGTCGACTCACAATCCCTCGCGCCACCCGCGCTCACCGCGTCACGCTAGAAGCAGCTTTGAACGCATGCAAGAGTGGTTCCCCCTAGGGAACTAAAGGCGCTGCACAAACGGTCGACTCGTTGTCGCACCCGGTGCTCGGTGCGGGGCCAGTGTCTCAATGGGCTGCACTTGGTGTGCGATGGGGATGAGCGTGGTCGCATTTCTGACTTATTTGAGCTGTCAAGAATGACAGCTTTCTTGTCAGATTTTTTTCTCCTAATTTTAGTGCGTGACGATGTAACGGATTGATGTAGCTACTTTGATCGCGGGGTGACTAAAATGACTGATGCTGCACGCAGCGTTGTTGCGAAGTTGACGAACAACACGAAATTCGTATTGACGCTGGATAAGTCATCGATTCAGTTGAATCGTGGTAAATGGATAACGTCACCTCCTGACCAGATTTCACCCGGCGATGTCGGGCAATGGGAGAGTGATTCCGATAAATTTGCCCAGGGCACAGACGGCAGTCTCCGGTATCAATTCGTCGATCAAGGAACGGTGAACGTTGACGTCTATTGGTCGGATCCGTATAACGGTGAAAATTATTATTCGATACGTTGCGACTCGGGTGGGTTTAACGTAGGCCATTCCGGAGGGGGTGGGTCTAATGCGACCGTCGATTACCACATTGATCAGGGTTGAATTATTCGCGTGGCTTGTATGGTTCCGTATGGAACGGATGCGAGCGTGAGGCTTTTGTCAGAAAGGGTGATTCGCCATGTCTCAGAAATACAGTGATCTGACTCCTGAATTGCAAAATTTGTTTAATACATTGGACGGGGCCCTCGATATGAGTGCGCTCCTTGGTGATAAGGTGCGTGATCAATTTGATGTCTTGTTCAATAATTTCATGTACGCGAATTTAACCGTCGAAGAGTTCAATTCCAATCTGATCAGGGTGATGAACGCCAATTGAGCAACCGGCCTCTCGATTAGTTCCTTTGCCATATTGCGATCAAGCATCGGTGCTCGTGAAATTGAGTGCAGATGCTTGAAGTGCTTGGGTAGTTACTAACCCTCATCGTTTCTCACCCTGCCGCGACCGGTCCCGCAATTGGCAGGGGGCAAAAATTCCGACACGGTTCGTGCTTCGGCCCATGCTTCGATTTCGCGCGTGAGCCATCCAACTCGTCGACCAGAAAGTGCGCGTGGTTTCGGGAACTGCTCCTGACGCACTAGCTTGTGAATCACTGCGGGTGACAGTGAGATCGCGGCAGAAACTGACGTGATATCAAGGTAGATTGGTTTCATTGCTACCGTCATACTTGCAATTTTCCTTACCGATCAAAAGGCACCGAGCGCGCGAGTTGCATCAGGCCAGTTTCCAGCGTGATGCTGGCGGTTGCGGCCCAGGTGCGTGCGTCCTGAGCGGCTTTATGGCGAGTGAATGATTCGATCTCGTCGGCCATCAGGTCCAGCAGCTCGACGTCGGCCGCGTGCGAGATCTCGGTGATCAGCGCGCGGATCTCGACGCGAAGGGCGTCGAGCCGCGCGAGCCTGCCTTGGCGGGTACCCGCCAAGGCTTCGTTTGTCTGGATAGGTTTTCGCCGCGCGAGCGGCGCAGCGTCCTTCTGAATGCTTTTGCGGGCGTCAGCCCGTTGCAGTCAGACTGCATCGACGTGCCGTTGACGCCCGCTAGCGCGATAGCCGGGCGCTTCTTTGCGTGTTCCCGCTTTCGCGGCAGCGGACGTGGGGTAGAGAGGGCCGGGCGCGGGGTCATTGGGCTGCCTCCTGCGCCATTTCCGGCGTCCAGTCGGGGTCGGGCAGTGCATACAGCTTGTCGAGCCACTTACGAACGCTAGCGGTTTCCTTGGCTTTGGGCATGGTGGGGCTGGTCTCGATGCGGCGGGTAAGGTCGCGCACGGCCCCGCGAATTGCCTGCGCGCGGGTCGGATAGGTCGGCGTTCCTTCGCGGTACGTGCATGGCGATGCGCCACCGGCCATCCCGATCGTATAGTCCATGCCATAAATCCACTCACCTTCCGCAATCTGCGCGACCCGGATTTCTACCGGGCAGCGGCCGGTGCGTTGTTGCTTCGGCGCGGATATGACGTCTGTCGGCGTGTAGACGCCGTGTTCGTTTGCGGTGGCGATGGTGTACGCAGTCTTGCGAGTCGGCACTGTATCGAGCTGATCTGCGAGTGGCATCAGCGCGTTATGCACGGCGTCGATGGTGCCCGGAGAAAGCTTGCCGAACACGGGATCGTGCAGGACCGCCTGTAACGCCTGCAAAAGTTGCTTTGCACACGCATCGGTGATCTTCGTCGCTTTGGGCGCGGCCGGCTTGGAGGTCGAGGTGCTCCCGGTTAGGTGCTTCTTCGTGACCTTGCTTTTGCCGGCTTCCTTCGCTTTCGCAAGGCCCGACGCGATTCGTTCGAGCGCCTTGTCGCCGCCGTGAGCGCGAATTTCTTCGATAGCGAGGGTGCCGGCAATCGATCCGGCGCGTACGAGCGCGTGCAGTTCCACCGGAGCCGTTTCCAGCAGACCGACGTCGCGGATCGTTTGATCACTGACGTTCAAGCGCTTGCAGATGGCGGCAGTCGTCATGCCGTGAATGTCACGCAGCTCTGCGACGGCAGCGGCGAGATCAAGCGGCGACGACGGTTTGCCGTTGTTGCTGAGATAGCCGTCGATCACCATTTCGGCGCGGTTGACCGTCTTGGCATCGCGCACGACGACCGGGATCTTGCCGATGTCCTTGCCTGCTGCGATCGCCTTGCCGGCCGCGAGGTAGCGGTGTTGCCCCTTGTACACGTACAGCAGATCCTTGCCTTCGACCTTTCGTACGTAGCAATGCAGCGGCGACCCTTTGTCGTATCCGTTCTCGACGATCAATGACGTAAGGTGCGTCACCCACTCGGGGTCAACGGGGCGGACATTGTCGGCCGGGTCATAGTGGAGTTGACCGTAGGGGACCATCCACAAGTCGGCGGATGTTGCGCCCGCTGCTGCGGCGGCCGCCTTCGTGTTCCCAGTCGCAATCGGGGCGGTCAAGTCGAGCTGCTGCGTACGGTTGTCCATTACGCGGCCCTCCGTCGCTGAACGAGCATTTCCAAGCGTGCGACTTCGAGGTCGATGCTCTGCCGGAACAGCCGGAGATAGCGCACCGCGTGAGCGGCCGAATCCTGCAACGTGTCTGGTGTGATCTCCAGCGGGTACAGATGGGGGAACGACACGGCAACGTGGTTGCGCCCATCGCGAGTGACAATCGGATGGAATGCCGGTCTAGTGTGCATCGAGCCGGTTGCCACTTCCGCATGAGCTGTGCGCCGCGGTCTGAAGATGTCGGCCGCGCCAGTGGTGTACGTGCCGTCTGCCTGCTTGCAGGGAATCGCGAGCGGAGGAGCGGCGTCCGAGCCAGCAAGCCAGTACACGAAACGCAGATCATGCGGGCGCGGTTGTCGGCGCAGCAGGCCGCCTCGGGCGAGCTTGTCGATGTGCTGAGCGGCCACGCCGGCCAAATCGGGGAAGTGCGACCTGCACACCTCTTCGGACGTCATTGCGCGACCCAGCCGCTTGAACACGTCGAGGATGCGAATGGTCAGTTCAGCGCGTTGCGCCGCCGTCATGTCGACGAACGGATTCGAACGCTGCTCGGGATACGCAGTCATCGTCATCACGCGACCTCCCGAATGGTCAGCGCGCGGGGCCTGCGCGGCTTCTTTGCGCGCGCAATGACGTGTGTCGTCGCGGCTTCGAGGGCGCGTTTCGCGTCCCGCAGGCGCTTGATCGCGGTCTCGCAGTCGCCTTCGCTCGGAATAGAGATCTGCTTCGCGGCGATCTCGTTGCCGTCGAGGATCAAGTACTCGGTGTACAGCCCATCGGGCAGGGGGCGTCGGCCAACGACGTGCTTGCCGACCAAAATCGGACTTGTCGGAAGCTGTGCGTCCGGGTCGTAACGAAACACCGTGCGCAATGAGAGGGTATCGCGGCGCTCGACGTCGAAAAGAGGTTTGGCTTTGACTTTAATGCGCGGCATGGTCATCTCCATGACGCCGGGGGCACTTGCCCCGGCAAGGTCGGGGCGGGTCAGACGGCGACGTGGTAAGCGGTTGTTGGCGCGACAACCGGATCGTCTTGGAACACGTTCACTGCGACGAACAGCAGTGCGGCGACGACCGTCCAGCGGAAGATCGGCGATTTTTCAAAGTTGCTTTGGCGAGCTGGCTCTGAAGGTGTGATGGAGGGCGCCTGCTCGTTACGGAGCCAGTCGCGACGGGCTTCGGCGTGGATATCTGTCGATTTCATGATGGATCTCCGGTTGAGCGTCGAATGACGCGGCAACTGAATTAAACACCATGTTTATACGATGATGCAAACATTTTGTTTAGTTTGCTCAGCCCGTCGATTCGAGATATCGGTCTAGTGCGTGCGCAGCCATGTCGTGGCACCACGACAAGACTGCGAGCAAGTGTTGGGGATGGAGGCGGGGAGGTGGGATGACGATCTGACCGTATTCGGTCACGGCAAATCGGACGTCAGTAACGAATTCCCGGTTGTCAGGAAGGCGTTTTACGGCGCGGCAGGCGCGTTTGGAGCGGAATTCCGCGAGGTCTACGACGTTACTTGGTTGATCTCCGCTTGGGCGTTTCATTAGTGCTGTTTTCCCCGGACCTCACGGCGGCTCTGATAGCAGCGCGTGAGTGTTTAGCGAATGACACCGCCGAGGTTTGCGATATCCCCGCTTCCAGCATTCCTTCTAAGGCACTAATCAACCGTTCCGAGACCAAGCCGTTCGATGCCGCTTCGGTTAGCGAGGAAGCCAAGTGTCGCGCCCGCATCTCTATGTCGGTTCGATCCACAGACGGCGTCGTGGAATGGCGCTCATCATGGTGGCCGGTTCGAATATTACTTGATTGTAAGGATTCTTTCGTTGAACCGTCATCCGCCATGCGGCCGATGCCAGTCTTGAGCCAGTCTGTACGACAGCCAATCACTGACGCAGCGCGGATCATGCCCGCTGCGGACATTCCTCGTCGCTCCCAGTTGTTGATCAATTGGGGCGATTCATTGAGTAGTCGAGCCACATTTGCGGGGCCTTCAACACCCCGCAGCTCTTTCGCCGCGCGATACAGACGCTCGGCGGTCTCGTGCAGTTTTCTCATGCAGACAATAGTCTGCGAAGTAAACGCGGCGTTGTTAAACGGGTTGTTTGCAATCTGAATAAACATGGTGTTTAATTCGGGCATGGACAAGACAGCCCGGATTGAAGCCGACCGCATCACGATCGCGCGGCTCGGCGGCCCCGCCAGGGTCGCCGAGCTACTCGGCTATGAAAAGCATCTTGGCGGCACGCAACGAGTCTGCAACTGGCTGGCGCGTGGAATACCTGCCGCCGTCAAGGTCGAGCGACCGGATCTTTTCCTCTCCGCCGTACTCACCTCGAATCCTATCGATGCTCTCCAACGCGCGACAGGATGAAAGCCTCTCAATCCCAAAGCTCCATATGACTTGCCGATACGACAGTACTGAATGGCTGGACGTGCTCTATACGTCCGTACGCAACACACCCGGCGGCGTTGCCGATGCGGCCAACTATCTGACCGTCCGACGCGGTAAGAACGTCACTACCGAATCATTGCGCCTACGTCTGCGCGGCGTCGGCGACAGCCGCCTGTCGATGGAAATGTTCGAACTGCTCGTCGAGTGGATGCAGGAAAAGTCCGAGGCGAATGCGCACGCGCTCGATGCACTGCACGCGCTCAATGCGCGTTTCGGACTGGTCGCAGAGCGTGTTGACGACCATGGGGCCAGCGAAGCGCTCGAGCCGGAAACGATGCATCTCGTCTCGACCACGCTGCACCTTCAGGCACACGTCGGGCGCGTCGCGGATGACGTCACGCGAGCCCTCGAAGATCAGCGCATCGATGACCGTGAGGCGGAGCACATCATCGCGACAGGCCGCAAGGGGCAGCGGCTGTTCCAGAGGTTGATCCACGCGGCACGCTCCCTCGCCGCTAAACGCCGGCGTAGCTGAGATGGAACGATTCAAGCCGGGCATGGGGTGCTGCCGCGTCGCGCGCGAGCGGGCCGAGCTGTGCTGCGGGTACGCGCAGCAGCTGGCCTGCGCCACTGCCGCACTCGCGTACCGATTTGATACGGCGCCGGAACAGGCCGGTCGCATCCTCGCTGACGTGATATCGGCGTTTCCAGATCGCATCGTCGTGTTCCTCGCGGAATCGCAGCGCGTCGGTCAATTCGACGTGTTCAACGCGGCGGCTGCACGTCTATGCGCATCGATGCCGACGAAGGCGGAACGTCATGCGTTTCGCGATCAGATCGTCGGTCAGGTCAGCGCAGCCGAGCTTTCCGCATTCGATGCGCGCATGTCGGCCGAATGGCGTCGACTACGCGGCAAATGATGATGGTACGCGTATCTGGTTGGCGAGAAGCTTCAGAACTATTTGGTCAGCGTGTTCCACAAGAACAACGTGCCGGCCGTAAGTGCCGCGGTCACGCCTTGCTTCACGGCGTCCGACGCGCCGCTGCGGACACTGTCAACGAGATAGTCGCCGAGCGCCTGGGACGCCTGAAGGGAAGTTGGCGTGGCTTTGAGAATTTCCAAAGCCTTTGGAGTGAGCACGACAGCACCGAATGCGCCGGAATCCGCCTCGCTCGAATAGTCGACGTAGCCCGCTCGCTTCAACCATCTAACGGTGCTGCAGAAGAAGTCCAGTTCTTCCATCACATCCCGATCCACGGTCCCGTCAAAACCGCCGAACAAACCATCGACGTCAATGCCGTAGTTACTTGCCGAAATACCGGCCTCGATGGGGAAGCGCTCATAGAGATCGGCTAACAGCTGCGCAACTAGGAGATCAAATTTTTCAATGTTCGAGGACACGATGAGCGACTCCAATTATGGGTTTAGTCGAAAGACTTTCCTTTTCGTCGCAGAAGGATACTGGAAAGGCTGGTATGGAGCGTTCGAGGCTAACGGCGTCGGTCGCCAATTCGCAGCAATGGAGCGGTCAGAAGCGCTCGCTGCTTTCCGCGACGTGTTGGGTCTCGTCCATGTGTGGGGTGAAGACTCGTTGAGAATGGAATGTCCCCACCATTCGGGCAGTGCGACCGTTCAGAGCGTAGTCCGCGCGCCCGGGCGGTGTGACGACATGTCCCTCGTTGATATAAGCACGGCCGTCTTCACGGGCGAGATCGGCCATAACGAAGCCCGATTTGCTGCGGAGGCGTATCTCACTGGACACGTCAGTCCTGAAATCGCCGCCGGCGTCGCCGAATTTCTTCTCGATATCAAAGCGAAGCACCGTGAAGCGCTGAGGCGCAGTTGCGGAGGCAGATGCATTGGAGGAGCAAAGTGACTTTGCAGAGTGTCAGCAGCGGTCTGCGCCGCAGGCATTCGATGCCGCAACGCAGGACGATCGGAACCGATGTTTACAGCGCTGGCCGTAAGGCGTGGCGCTCCACTCTTCATCAACGTGAACTGGAAAGGAGAATCGCTGAATGTCGTCGTTAGATCAAATCCGGGCGCAGCTCGCGGCGGCGGGGCATCCAGAATTGCCCGTCGGCCACCCGATTGCGGACGGCAAGCATCATCGCTACGGACCGCGCAAGAAATACTGGTACCAGCTTCGAGAGGTCGCCAGCAAGGGAGTCGTGATCGGCTACGGCGGTACATTCGGCCACTTCTCGGGCGATGACCCCGGCACTGAACGTTTCGAATGGGGCGGCGCACCGTTGAGCGAGGAAACGCTGGCGGAAACACGTCGACGTCAGGAAGCCGCCGAGCGCGAGCAGGCTGAACGCGACGCCAGGCAGGCAAAGCTGGCCGCGAACCGCGCGCAGAGTCAGTGGAGCCGTGCGTCCCAACATGGCATATCCGCATACCTGGAGCGAAAGCAGATCACGGCTGAGGGCGTGCGCTTTGATGCAGACGGCACGATATTCGTGCCGATGTACCAGTACGGTGACGAACCACGCCTTGTGGGTCTACAGAAAATCACGCCAGACGGAGCGAAGCGCTTCAACAAGGGCATGGAAAAGAAGGGCGCGTCGTGCCTGCTCGGCGTGGTGGGGGCGGACGATCAGATCGTCATGGTTGCCGAAGGTTACGCGACGGCACGATCGATCCGTATGGCGGTCGAGCGGGCATTCGCGGTCGATGTTTGCTTCGATGCGGGCGGCATCTTGCCGGCCGTGCGCCGCTTGCGTGCTGCGTACCCCGACGTTCACGTACTGATCTGCGCCGACGACGACTGGAAGATCGAGCAGCGCATGCGCGAGTGGCTGGCCGAGGAGTTCGCTTTCCGCGGCGAGTTGGTGTTCGGCGGGGAACCGGTGCGGGTCGAGGCGAAGAACACGTGGTACATGGTCGCCGCTGCACACCGTCGTGATGACAATGGTGTGCCGTATGTCGAGGTGAGCTACGGCAACGATGTGATGCCGGTGCGCCGTAAGCGGTTCGAGAACACGGGCCTGAAACGCGCGTACGAGGCGGCAGCCGAGGTCGCCGACGTGAGCGTCGTCTATCCGGTGTTTGCAAATCGCGGCGAGCGCAAGCTGACTGACTTCAACGATCTGCATGTCGCAGACGGTCTAGAAGCTGTCGCCGAGCAGGTGCAAGCGGCGGTCTTGCGTGTCATCGCGCCAGCGAACGAAGACATCCGGCCGGCGACGGTCGCACCGTCGACCGCGCACACGCCGCAACCGAAACCGCGCGCGACGTCCGCTGCCGCAGAGCAGCCCGAGTGGAATGGCCGCGAAGCGGAGAACGGCGCGCATACGTGGGAACAGGACCTCGCGCGCTCGGACAAGGGCACGCTGCTGCCCACGCTCGGCAATGTGCACATGATTCTGTCGAACCACAAGGCGTGGAAAGGCGTGATCGAGCAGGACGACTTCGGTGGGCGCGTGATGAAGCGCAAAGCGCCGCCGTTCCCGCAGGGCGTCACGGGCGAATGGACTGACATGGACGATCAGCGCTGCGTGTTGTGGTTGTCGCAGCGGTATGGCCTATCAGTGCGGACTGACATCGTGATGAACGCGGTACTGCTGGTGGCGGACGCGACGCACTTCCACGAGGTGCGTGAATATCTCGAAGGGCTCAAATGGGATGGCGTGCCGCGTGTGCGCGCGATGCCGTCGACATACCTGCGTGTGGCCGACAGCGAGTACGTGCAGCTCGCGTTCATGAAATGGATGATCGCGGCCGTCGCACGCGTGATGGAGCCCGGTTGCAAGGTCGACAACGTGCTGATCCTGGAAGGCAAGCAAGGGCATCGAAAATCGACCGCGCTGAAGGTGCTAGCCGGCGCACCGTGGTTCACCGACACGCCGATCCAGATCGGCAACAAGGACACGTACGCGGTGCTAGCCGGCAAGTGGGTGATTGAGCTTGCAGAGCTGGATTCGCTGAACAAGGCCGATTCGTCGGCGGTCAAGAGCTTCTTTGCGACGGCCGTTGATCGGTTCCGCAACTTCTACGGCAAGCGGGCGACCGATGTGCCGCGTCAGTGCGTGTTCGCCGGCTCGGTCAACTTCGATACGTACCTGAAGGACGAATCCGGCAACCGCCGCTACTGGCCGTTGCGCGTTGGGGGGCTGGTCGATATTGATGGCATCGTCGCCGTGCGCGACCAGCTGTGGGCCGAGGCCGTGCATCTGTACCGGTCGGGCGTCGTTTGGCACGTCACGGAGGATGAGCGGCCCCTGTTCGAGATCGAGCAGGCTGAGCGCTACGAAGGCGACGTGTACGAAGACAAGATCGCCAAGGCCCTTGACCACGTTGCGTGCATAACGATGGAAGAGATCCTCGCCGATGTCCTGAAGCTCGACACGTCGAAATGGTCGCTGCCGGAGCAGCGCCGTATCGGCAAGGCGTTGAAGTCTCTCGGTTGGGTGCGCAAGCGCGAATCGACCGGCTCGCGTGGCTGGTACTACGTGCGCGAGGAGCAGGAGCCTGAAGTCAAGCGCGAACTGGTTACGGCGGGCGATGACGACAGTCCCCTGTAACGCGTTGGCGCGCTGTGCCGGCATGGCCGGCGCGCCGCTGCGCCAGCTTTGGCGCGCCGTGGACGTCCCATGTCCCGACGTCCCAAAGCGCGGCCTCGGGCGCGGGTGCGGGGGCGCGACATGCGCGACGTGAGGGCGCATGTCGCGCATGTCGCAGGCGCGCACCCCTGCAAGCCTTTTCCCTTGGGACATTGAGACGTTAGGACGATACGGAGAGGATGATGATCGATTTGATGGAGCGGGCAGGCATAGCAATGAGCGTTCGTGGTCAGTTCACCGACCCCATTGCCGATCCGAAAGTTACTTTGGGCGCACTCGCGTTTGCGAACGATCTCGGTCGGTTGCTGGTTCGGATCAAGGCTGGCCAAGAGACAAAGCCCGAGACGATCCGCAAGGCAACGTTGCTTTTTGCGCAGATGATCCGCTTGTCGGGCCGTTTCAAGCGCAGTCGATTCACGGGTCTGAAGCGTGACGAACGACGCGATCAGCGGGCAGGGTACGAAGTCGAGCGCGCAAAGGCAGATATCGTCGAGCGCTTCGCGTTGCGTGTGCTTGATGAGTGGATCAACGATCAGTGCGCCCGGTGCGAAGGTCGCGGCATCGTTCGGCGAGACGGCCGATACATTTGCCCCGATTGTGCTGGCTCAGGCAAGCGGCCGATCGACGAACCTGGGCGAGCGCAAGCGATCGGTGTGCCGCTCGATGAATACCGTCGGCACTGGTCTCGCCGCTTCCATGACATGCACGCGATGCTCGATCACGTGAATGGATCGGTGTCCGACATAATGCGTCGCCAATTGCGAGGATGAAACGTCTTCCATTCCAAGAGCGGATCGCGTAAACTTCGAACATCCTTTACGGCTGTACTGGATATTCGCTGGCACCGCGCGTTAGTCGTGCAAACCTCTCGGGACATAAGAACACATAGTGGAGCCCGTTAGGTCGTGTGGGGGCGTTCGTCCCTAAGAAATGAATTCAGAAGCCCTGAGTGCGGAACGCGCTCAGGGCTTTTTACTTCGTACTTCGTGATGCAAATGCAACTTACGCGGGATAAATCTGCGACGCAAGGCCGCGTTGTGAAGCTTTACGGCCCTACCCAGTTCAAGCCGAGTTCGTTGTCGAATGTGGTACCGCTGATCGTGTAGTGCGCGATGTTGGGATTGCCCTTGCGGTAGATAAATTGCTGTTTGGCGATGTTGTCACTTCCCCACACAACGTCGACGTAGAGAACAACGACGTCACCATCGTTCACGCCGTAGCGTCCGGGATCGTCGGTCTGGCTCTGTCCCAGGTCGATACCTTCATCGTTGCCGTCGGTATGATGCTTTCCGGTTTTGTTGTAGTAGTTGTATTGCATTTTCGCGACGAATCCACCCTGATTTTTCAGCGTGAATTTTCCGATGGTTTGAAGTGCATTGAGGTCGAGGTCTTTGAGACCGTTCTGACCGAGATCTGACATCTGAATCTCCAGCAGGGGACGAGCTAAGGAGCCGAATTCTCTCCCCGGTGAGAATTCGGCTCGCCTGAGCAAGGGCGCTCAGTTCGATGAGGTCCGACTGACGATCGCCCCAGCACCGTGGCGCTCCCTAGACATAGACAATTCCATGCTGTTATTTCGACGTCAGTTTGATTGATTCTTATCGGTAAAAGATTGGCGATCTGTTATTTGACTGGATGACTATAGGTTGCGAATTTGGCGATTTCAAGACAATTTCGTCTGAATAAGTTGGTATGAAATGCAATAAACGAACGGTTTGTTGACTGTCTTGATGTAGCAAACAATGTTGGCGGTGTCCGCCGCTGGGAAGTGAAACCTCAAAGCCCCGGGTGCTAAAGCCTCGGGGCTTTTTGCATGGGGTGCGTAAATGCGAATCGAGGCGACGAGCGTCGGGCTGAACGAAGTCTGGTCGACGTGGGATGAGGATCGAAGCATGGGGCGCGTCACCGCGCGGTGCTTCGTGTTTGACGACGCGATGGATCGTGTCGTGTGGGCGATGGACCGGGCCGGTGACAGGGCGATCACGGACGTCGGGACGGGCGCGGGTCTGCCCACTTTTTGAACAGGCGGGGACCCTGTAGGCAGCCCGACATGCGGGGGCTCGCACCCGCGTTTTTTCTCTACTGTCGAATCTCCATAGGGGGTCATATTCATGCCGACCCAACAACAGATCGCCGAACACCTCGACCTCGACCAGTCCGCCGTTTCACGGTTTGTCGACAAGATCCAGCTCGACTATCGCGAGGCGACGCTCGATGCGATTCGCATCGCGTATATCCGGCACCTACGCGAGATGGCCGCGGGTCGCGCGAGCGGCACTGGTATCGATCTGGTTGCCGAGCGCGCGAAGACGGAGATCGTCGAGCGTGAGATCAAGCTGCTGACGCTGGCCGAGAAGAAAGGCCAGCTCGTGAACGTCGCGCAGCTGGAACAGGCGTTCGGCCAGATGGTCGGCGCATTTCAAACGGAACTGCTGGCGCTGCCCGACAAGCTGGTGCAGGAACTGCGGGCACTGTACGACGTCGAGGTCGACGTCGAGTGGTTGAACGAGCATATGTATGGATGCCTTGAGCAGCTATCTCAATACGATCCAGACCGTCCACGCGGTGATCCGCCGGCTCGCGCGGCTGCTGCGACCGCCGGAGAGGATCGGCACGACGGATTGGGCGCGGCAGTATCGGCGCATGAGTGCGAAGGCGACTGCGAGTCCGGGTCGCTATAACCCGAACATCACGCCGTGGGTGTTCGGCATGCACGCGGCGCTCGACGATCCTCGCGTGCAGAAGGTCGTCTGCATGAAGTCGGCACAGGTCGCATGGACTGACGGCGTACTGCTGAATTACATCGGCCGGCGCATCGACGTCGATCCGTGCCCCATGATCGTGATGTTCGCGAAAGAAAAATCGGCGAAGAAATTCAACCTGGAGAAGTTTGAGCCGATGGTCGAGGTGACGCCTCGCCTTGCGGCCAAGGTGCCGGTCCACGCCGGCCGCGACAAGAACAACCTGTGGGACCACAAGACCTTCCCGCGCGGCTTCCTGAAGTTCATCACGTCGAACGCGCCGGACGACGTGAAGTCGACGCCGGCCCCGGTCGTCGCGGTCGAAGAACCGGACGACGCAAACACCAACGTGCGCGATCAGGGCGACTCGATCACGCTGCTGGAGGAACGGAACAAGAGCTACTCGGACAGCCGCCGCAAGGTGATTTTTGGCGGCACACCGACGGTCGACGGCTTCTCGCGGATACAGCAGGCGTTCGAATCATCGGATCAGCGGGTCTATCTGGTGCCGTGCCCCGACTGCGGTGAAGAGCATGAACTGGCGTGGGAGAACGTGACGTGGTCGGAGGGCGCAGAAGTCGAGCATGAAGTGTTCGGTCGTGCGCAGCCGGAGACCGCGCGTTACACGTGCCCGCACTGCGGCAGCCTGTGGGACGACAACGCGCGCATTCGTGCGGTGCGACGCGGCCGGTGGGTCGCGACAGCACCGTTCTACGGCGTGGCTGGCTTTAGGCTGAACGAGCTGGTGTCGCCGTTTCCCGGCTCGCGCATGGGCGAGCTGGTCAAGAAATGGCTGACCGCGGAGCGGGCGCTGCGCGCGGGCGACGACACGAAGATGCGCTCGTTCGTGAACAACACGATGGGCCGCCCGTACAAATACAAGTCGGACCTGCCGGAGCTGGATTCGCTTGCCGAGCGGGCGCTGTCGTATGCGCCGTTTACCGTGCCGTCGCGCGGGCTGCTGCTCACGATCGGCGTCGACGTGCAGCGCGACCGCATCGCGGTCATCATCCGTGCATGGGGCCGGGGCGAGGAAAGCTGGCTGGTGCTGTGGGATGAGCTGTATGGCAACGTACTGGAACAGGGCGAGAACCCGATGACAGGTGGCGTATGGGGCGCACTGACCGAACTGCTGACGCACGCGTACCGGCACGAATCGGGCGGGCTTGCCCGGATCCGCGCGGCGTCGATCGACTCGTCGGACGGCTCGACGTCGGACGCCGTATACAAGTATGTGCGCGCAGCGCAACGGGCCGGCCTGAACGTGATGGCAATCAAGGGCAGTACCGACGCGGGGGCCGAGATTTTTAGCGTGCCGAAGGCGTCGATCGACTCGACGCGTAACAACAGCAAGGCCGCGAAATACGGGTTGCGGCCGTTCATGGTTGGCGTCAGCAAGGCGAAAGACCTGATCCTGGAGAACCGGCTGAAGCTGGACGGCGACGGGCCGGGGCGAATGCACTGGTACGCCGGCGTGCGGTCAGACTACCTCGCGCAGGTCACGGCCGAGGTGAAGGTGCCGGGGCGCGTCGGCGGCAAGCGAGTCTGGCAACCGAAGGCGGGCGTGCGGAACGAAGCACTCGACTGCGAGGTGTACGCGCTGCACGCCGCGCGTAGTGTGAAAACGCACCTGCTGACCGAACAACACTGGTTGCTGGAACAGCACCGCATCTCGCAGGTGGCGCTGTTCGATGCGGCACCGGCGATCGAAGCGCTGCCGCTCGCTCGACCGTTCGAGCAGCCCCCGGATCCGCCGGACGAATCGGCCGCCGAGCCAACCGCGGTCGTCACGACGGCACCGAAACCAACCGAAACCCCGCCACCGAGCGGGGTTTCGCGCATTCAGGGCCGGCGTGTCGGTCGCTCGACGTACCTGAAACGCCGATAGGAGAAACACATGGCATACACGATGGCGGACCTGCAACGCATCCAGTCGGCGATCGCGAAGGGCGAGCTCGAGGTCCAGTACGCGGATCGCAAGGTGCGCTACCGGTCGATTGCCGAGCTGCGCGACGCGCAGACCGAAATCATCCGGGCATTGGACGGCGCGACCGGCCGCTCGCGGCTCATTCGCCTGCGCCATGCCGGCAAGGGGGTGCGATGAGCCGCGCGTATCCGGGTCTCGCGCAGCGCGGCTTTGTCGTGCCGACCCGGCTGAAGGCTGCTGCGTACGAATCGGCCGGCACGCGCGGGGCGCGGGCGAAGTCGTGGCAGGCATCGAGCGCGGGGCCGAATGCATCGGTTGTGCAGAACCTGCCGCTGATGCGCCACCGTGCACGGGACGCGATCCGAAACGACCCGTGGGCGAAGACGGCGATCGCACGGCTGGTGTCGAACACCATCGGCACCGGCATTCAGGCGCATCCGCAGCATCCTGACGCGGACGTGCGTCGCGCACAAAAGCAACTTTGGGACGACAGCTCGGCGGAACTGGACGCGGACGGTGTGCACGACCTATACGGTTTGCAGACGCTCGCGGCGCGGGCGTTCTTCAGCGACGGCGAGGTGCTGGTGCGTCGCCGGATACGCCCGCTGCATGCCGGGCTGGCGGTGCCGATGCAGATCCAGCTATTCGAAGGCGACATGCTGCCGGTGACGAAGAACGAGCTGGTTCCCGGTGGCGAGATCATCAACGGCGTCGAGTTCAGCGAAGACGGCGAGCGCGTCGCGTATCACCTGCTGCGCCGACATCCGGGGGAATACAACCGGTATGCGGGTGACGCGGTGCAGACGGTGCGCGTGCCGGCCGACGAGATCGCGCATGTATTCCACGCGTTGCGGCCCGGTCAGGTACGTGGCGTGCCGGAGTTGTCGACGGTGCTGCTCCGACTGCATTCACTGGACAACTTCGACGACGCGGTGCTGTTCCGGCAGGAGGTGAGCAACCTCTTTGCCGGCTTCATCGTGAAGCCGCAGGCCGAAGTCGGCCCCCTCGGCGATCCGGTCTCTGGTGCGCCGATTGCGTTCGACGTCGACGGCTTCTCGCCGGTTGTGTCGCTGGAGCCGGGCGGGATGCAGGAACTGGCACCCGGCGAGGATGTGCGATTTGCAACGCCACCCGGCGCAGGTGCCGACTATGCGCCGTTCATGCGACAGCAGCTGATGGCGGCAGCCGCGTCGGTCGGCATGCCGTACGAGGTGCTGACGGGCGACCTGCGCGATGTCAGCGACCGCGTGCTGCGCGTGTTGCTCAACGAATTCCGCCGCTCGATCGAGCAGCTGCAGCAAAACGTATTCATCCACCAGTTCTGCCGGCGGATCTGGCGCTGGTGGGTCGACGCTTGCGCGCTGTCGGGCGCGATGTTGATGCCGAACTATCACCGCGCTCGGCGCGAATACCTGCGCGTGCGGTGGGTGCCGCAGGGCTGGCCGTATATCCACCCGGTGCAGGACGTGTCGGCCAAACGCGCAGAGATCCGCGCGGGACTGACGAGCCGCACCGGCGCGATTCTCGCGAAGGGCGAGGATCCGGAGCAGGTCGACGACGAGAATGCGGCCGATCAGCAGCGCGCGCAACGGCTCGGGTTGCAGTACGACACGCACGCGACGGACGACACCGATCCGCTCGCGCACACGAATGGGGAGTGAGATGAAACGCAATCGTAAGTGGTGGGATATCCGGGCGCAGGCGAATGCGGCCGGCGAGGTCGAGATCCGGATCTACAACGAGATCGGCTTTTGGGGTACGGATGCGCAGACCTTCGTGACGCAACTCGACGCGGCAGCGGCGAACGCATCGACGATCGTGGTTGCGATCAACTCGATGGGCGGGGACGTGTTTGACGCATTCGCGATCTACAACGCGCTGCGCCGGCACGCGGGCAAGGTGAAGGTGCGCGTCGATGGCGTCGCGGCATCGGCCGCCTCGCTGATTGCGATGGCCGGCGATGAGATCGTGATGCCGGAGAACGCGATGCTGATGATCCACAACGCGCACACGGTGACGGCCGGCGAAGCGAAAGACCTGCGACGCATTGCCGACCTGCTTGATAACGCAGGCGACGGAATTCTCGCAGCGTACGCAGCCAAGAGCGGCCAGCCGGTCGACGAGATCCGGGCGTTGATGGACGCCGAGACGTGGCTGACGGCGGCGCAGGCGAAGGAGAAGGGTTTTTGCGACACGATCGAGGCGGCGGTGAAGCTGTCCGCGTCGGCCAGTTCGACGGCGCTGCTCGCGCGCTTCTCCGCGTTGCCCGACGCCGTGCGGGCGCTGGTCGACGAGACGGAGCCGACCGACCCGCCGCAGCCCGATACGCCACCGGAAACACCGCCCGAGCCGAGGCCCGATCCGGAACCGGAAACCAAACCCGACCCGCAACCGGTACCGCCCGCCCCGGACGTCTCGGCGCTCGCGTCTCACGTGTTCGCGGCATGCCGTGACGCACGCCTGTCGCACTGCGCGGAGGCGATCGTGACGGCAACCGGCCTGAAGGACCGGGCAACGGTCGATGCCGCGATCCAGCAGGCTGCGGACATCGCCGGGATCTGCGTTGCGGCGAACGTGCCGGAGCTGACCGCGCAGTTCGTCGCTGACGGGTTGACGCCTGATCACGTTCGCGCGCGGCTGTTCGAGCGTGTGACGGCGTCGCAATCGCGCATCAATCCGCGTGCGCAGCCGGCAGCGCAAAACGAGCCGGTCGTGGTGGTGAATGCGCCGCGTGCGGCCTCCATCTACGCGGCTCGCAAGAGCGGCAAGTAACTTTGACGATACCCGAGGAGGGGAACAACTCATGTCGAACGTGAAGGTACAGGGCAGCCAAACGGCGGAATTTCTGGTGTCGGAAGGCAACGGGCAGATTTCGCGCGAACACATCGTCGTCAAGGCAGGGCCGGCGCTGCCGGCCGGCCAGGTGCTCGGGGTGACGAGTACCGGCGAATACGCGCCGTACGACAACGCGGCGAATGACGGATCGGAAGTGGCAGCGGCGGTGCTTTACGCGCCGTTGCCGGCGTCCGAGACACCGCGTTCGGCAACCGGCATCGTGCGGCTTGCCGAGGTGGCGGCCGCACGCCTGACCGGTCTGGACGCCGCTGGTCGTGGCGATCTCGCCGAACGTCACGTGATCGTCCGCTGATCGCAGCACACGCCACCTGACGCACCACCCAAGGCCACGCAAGCGCGTGGCCTTTTTCGTATCCATTTCCTGTTGGAGGTTGTATGGCGGACATCGCCCTGTTTCAAGATGAAGCGTTCTCGCTTTCGTCGCTGACCGCTGCGATCAATGAGCAGCCGCACGTGCCCGGCCGCGTCGGTGCGCTCGGTCTGTTCGAAGAGGACGGCATCACCACAACGACGATCCAGATCGAACGCGACGGCGACACGCTGTCGCTTGTGTCGGCCGGTGAACGCGGCTCGCCGTCGGCGATTGTGGTCGGCAGCAAGCGCAGCATGATCCCGTTCAATACCGTGCACCTGCCGCAGCGTACCTTCGTGAAGGCCGACGAGATCCAGAACCTGCGCGCGTTCGGCTCCGAAACGGAGCTGGAGGCGTTGCAGACGGTCGTGAATCGTCGGCTCGCGAAGCTGCGCCGCCAGCTCGACGCGACGCATGAATTCCATCGCATCGGCGCGATCAAGGGCGCGGTGCTCGACGCCGACGGCAAGACGGTGCTGATCGACCTGCTCCAGTACTTCGGCATCGAGCAGACCGTGATTCCGTTCGAGTTGGGCAAGGCGGACACGGAGATCCGCGTGAAGTGCGTCGAGGTGCAGGACGCGATCGAAGATGCGCTGGGTGCGACGACGTATACCGGCGTACGCGTGCTCTGCGGCCGTGCATTCTGGAACAAGCTGATCGTCGCGAAGACCGTGAAGGAAACGTATCTCGCGACCGCAATGGCCGCGTCCCTGCGGGGCGATGCGCGCGACGCATTCGACTTCGGCGGCTGCACGTTCGAGCGCTATCGCGGGCGCGTCGGCGACATCGGCTATGTGGCCGACGATGAAGCGTATGCGGTGCCCGAAGGCGTGCCGGAGCTGTTCATCACGCGTTTCGCGCCGGCCGACTACGTCGAGGCAGTGAACACGACGGGTCTGCCGTATTACGCGAAGCAGGAACTGGCGCAGTTCGGCAAGGGTGTCGACATCGAGGCGCAGTCGAACCCGGTGCACCTGTGCACGCGCCCGAGGGCGATCGTCAAGCTGAAGGTGTGACATGGCGTTCCGGGACCTGATCTCGGACGTCGACGCTGCGGTGCTGCGCGACTTGGGCGATGCGGACATTACGATCGACGGTCGGCCCGTCGAGGGTATGTTCGCGTCGCCTTGGCTCGGACCTGATCTCGGTAGCCAACGTACGGGGCTGGTTGCGCCAGTGTTCCATGTGCGTGATCGCGATGCTGTCGACGTCCGGCAAGGCAGCATCCTGATCGCGAGCGGGGCGCGTTACCGCGTGCTCGAGGCGCATCCGGACGGCACCGGCTGGACAGTCCTCATTCTCCAGTAGGCGATATGGACGATCTGAAGATCGAAATCGACATCAAAGAGGCGACGGCCGTGCTGCAAGGTTTGTCGCCGTCCGCGATGCAGGCAGCGTGGCGACGGACGTTGCGCAAGACGGCCGGATGGATCAAGAGCCAGACGGCGAAAGAGGTTGGGACCGCGACAAAGATCCCGCAGAAGGTCATTCGTCGTCGCCTCTACTTCTTTCTTCGCTCGGCTGATACCGGCAAGGTGTGGCTCGGTTTGAATCCGATCGAGGCGCATCGCCTTGGCAACGCCACGAAGACGCGCAAGGGGATGCGGGTGGGCCGCCAATCGTTCGAGGGCGCGTGGCGACAGACGAATCGGAAGCCCGATGGGCCGATTTACGAACGCGTCGGCAAGGACAGGATGCCTTACCGGTTGGTGACGGTGTCGTGGCAGCAATCGGGCGACCCAGCGTTCCGACGTGCCGCCAAGGCGTGCGAGGCCCGACTGATGGTGATTCTCCGTCAGGAAGTGAATTACGAACTGCAGAAGGTGATGCGCCGTGCTTGAGAACCTGAAAGTGCTCCACGATGCGATTGAACGCGGCATGCGCGCGAAGCTGCCCGCGATGAAGCGAATCGAGGCGTATCCGCGTCTCGGTCAGAAGATCGACACGCCGCTGATTGCCATCGAGCTGAGCGAATTCGAACCCGGCCACGATGATGGGACCGGCGACGTGCCACTGATTGCACGCATGCAGGCCCGCGTCGTGTTCGATCCGATCGCCGAAGGCGCGGAGCTCGACGTGCGGGAGGTAGCGGCACGCGTCGCGATGGTCGTGCACGGGAACACGTGGGAACTGCCGATCACGCCGGGCAAGGTCGTGCAGGTCGCCGAGGATCCGTTCCGTCCGCAACTCGATACCTACTGCGTGTGGCTCGTCGAATGGACGCACGAATTCGGGCTCGGCATCGAATTGGGCGAGATTCCGGACGGCCCTGCGATTCTGTGGGGCGTCGATCCGGACACCGGTCACGGCAACGAAGGGGCGTATTGGGGGCCGGCAGACGGCGGAGGTGGTGGGCCATGAGCGATTACGAACTCGGCGAGATTGATCGCCGTATGGCGTGCATGGTGCAGCACGGCACCGTCGAGAACGTCTCGTATCAGCCGCCACTGTGCCGCGTGCGGATTGGGGATTGGGTCAGCGACTGGATGCCGTGGAAGACGGCAGCAGCGGGCGTTGTTCGCTTTTGGCGTCCTCCCTCCGTTGGCGAGCAGGCGTCGATGTTCGCGCCGTCCGGGGATCTGGCCGGCGCATACGCGGCTCCCGGGTACTACTCGGATCAACATGGTGGATCGGCGCGGTCAAATCCGGCCGAAACCGCGTGGGACTACCCGGACGGTGCGTCGGAGGTTTACAACCACGAAAAGCACGAATACCGCGTCGACGTGCCGGCAGGCGGGCGCATCGTGTTTCGAATTGGCGCGACAGAGTTGGAGCTACGCGCGGACGGCGTGACGTTGCGCACGGAGCAATTGCTCGGCGACATTCCCGATTCAACGTTCACCGGCAATACGACGACGGAAAAGCTGTTGACGTTCAACGGCGGGATGCAGGGCAAGGGTGGCGGTGAAGGTAGTCCAACGGTCCGCGTGGAAGGGGGCGCGAGGTACACCGACGATGTCAAAATCGCCGGCAAGTCGTTCCTTTCGCACAGACACAAAGAGCAAGGGGACGGCGAGCTCGTAAGTACACCCGTCTGATTGAGCTCCTGCAAGTCCTGACAGTTAATTCCGGCCCGGAACATTGTGTATGTTTCGTTGCCGCGGAATCTACTCCGCAGCCAAATGCCGCAACTTTGTCAGGGGATATCGAATGAAAGAAGCAGTGCAGCAGCAATCGGAAAAGAAACACATATGCGACTGGCCTTGGGCTGTTATCGTGTCGGTGATCGGGCTGACGTGGCTGGGAATTGCATATTCGCTCGGGGATGCGTACTACGGTACGTATCTCGAGGTGTTTTCTGTCGATGACAGCGGTTTCCAGATTGATCGAGCAAAGCACTTGGTGCTTGCAGTGTGGGGTGCGCTGAACGCTTCTATTGCGTTGAAAGATTTGCTGGCGACTGCTTGGAAAGAACTATTGCTGTTTGCTGCAGCGGTAGCTGTCTACGTCGCGCTCATCTATGGCGCTGGAAGTGTGATCTCAATTCTGGTGCCGCGCATCACGGTGAAAAGCGGTGAGACGTTGAAAACCCTTCGTGGAGGGCGCACGGTTCGGAGCTGTATTAGCGCCATCATCGTGATCGTTATCGTCGCGGTTGGGTTCGTCTGGTTATGTATGTTCTTGCCCCCGTTTATCTCGATTCCTTCGGCCATAGGCGGCGCAATGGGCGAGCGCATCGCAAAAGAACGGAAAGCTGACTTCGACAAAGGATGTCTTCGGTCACATGCGAAATGCTACGTGGCTGTGCGGGACGGAAAGGAGATCGGGCGGGGGTATGAGATTGCGCAGTCCGCTACACGTATCGCTTTGTACTATCAGGGCCGCACAATGCAGCTGCCTCTCGATGGCGTTCACTTGGAGACCGTAGAGCAGTTGCCAAAATGAGCTGAAGGCACTCCATTTCTCGGCACACACATTCAGAAAGTAACTTTGCCCCGCTTCTGCGGGGTTTTGTTTTTGAGAGGGTGATCATGGCAAAAGACAACTCGCCGGCTACTACGCCGGCCGTTGCGTCCGTCGCGAAGTTTCTCGATACGCGGTTCCGTAGCCGCGTGATTGTCTTCCCGAACGGCGACGTGCTGCGTGTTATGTCTGGCGAGGCGATCGCGAAGAACGCCGTGCAGATCGAATACCTCGATGCGCACCCCGACTTCAAGCGGGTCGAGGAGCGCGGATGAGCCGGTCCGGTGCACTCGTCGGCATGGACCGATGGACCGGTGCGCCGATCGGCGGCATCGCGCACTTGAAGCAGAGTCTCGGCGATGTCCTCGGCACGCGCAAGGGAACCCGGCGCGAACTGCCGGAGTACGGCTCCGACATTCCGTTGATGGTCGACCTTCCGGTGACGCGCGGATGGATATCGGCTGCACAGGCCGAGGCCGCGCGGGCGATCGGCCGGTGGGAACCGCGAATCAAGCTCGCTCAGGTCAAGGTGCTGTCGGTCATCGACGGCAAACCTACTTTCGCGATTCGCGGCGAATACGACGGTACGGCCGTGGAAATCGAGGTGCCAACATGACGATTATCGATCTCGCTTCGCTGGACCCGCCTGATCTTGTCGAGGTACTCGACTTCGAGGCGGCGTTCCAGATGAAGCTGGAGTACTTCAAATCGATCTATCCCGACTGGACGGCGGCGCTGAAGTCGGACCCTGTCGTGAAGCTGATTGAGTTGGCGGCGTATGACGAGATCCGCGCAGCAGCACGCCTCAACGACGCTGCCCGCGCAGGCATGCTCGCGTTTTCGACGGGTGCGGACCTGGAGCATCTGGCGGTGTTGATGGACACAGAACGAGCGGTGGTCGATCCCGGTGATCCGGAGGCGAATCCGCCGATCGAGCGGCGCATGGAATCGGACGACCGACTGAAGTTGCGCACGCAGATGTCGATGGAGCGCGCGACGGTCGCCGGGCCTTTCGCGGCATACCGCGCGTTTGCGATGGATGCGTCGGCTGACGTCCTCGATGTCGCCGTCGACCGGCCTGAACCGGGCACGGTGCGGCTCACGATCATGTCCGCGCGAGGTGACGGTGTACCGGATCAGGCGCTGCTCGATCTCGTCCGCGCGAAGGTTTCGCCCGAGACGATTCGCCCGCTCAACGACACGGTTCTGGTCGAGCCGGCGATCAAGATCGAGTATGCGATTGATGGCGTGGTCTATGTCGGCAGCGGGCCGGATCCGAACATTGTGCTCGACGCACGGCGTAAGGTGCTCGACGGCGTGGTGGCGAAGTCGCGACGGCTTCGCGCGGGCATGCCGCGGACTGCGATCGAGGGCGCCCTGCACGCGCCGGACAGTGGTGTCACACGCATCGAATTGAGTTCGCCGGCCGCTGACGTTCTGTGTGGTCCGCGCGAATTCGCGCTGTGCACCCGCATTAATCTGGAGGTGAAGGTCGATGACGCGTGAGCCACTTCTACCATCCAATCAGACGCCGCTCGAGGCGGCTCTCGCGCGCGTCATGCGGCCAAGCGTCGATCCGGAGGTCTTGCGCACGTTGTGGGACGCGGATCGTTGTCCGACCGCATGGTTGCCGTGGCTCGCGTGGGCGCTCGCGGTCGATGGTTGGGAGCTGGCCGAGTCTGAAGACGCACGGCGGGCGCTGGTGAAGGGTTCGATGGCGCTGCACCGAAAGAAGGGGACGCCGTGGGCGGTACGCGAAGTGATTCGGCGGCTCGGCTTCGGCGAGGTAACGATCATCGAGGGGCGCAGCGGTCGCCGCCGCGACGGCTCGTTTCTTCGCAACGGCGAGCAACTGCACGGGAAGGCGAGTGGGTGGGCCGAGTACATCGTCAAGCTTGGTGTTCCGGTTACCCGTGATCAAGCCGACAAGCTCTGGCGCGCAATCGAGCGTTATGCCCCTGCACGCAGCCAGCTTGCTGCACTCGACTATGCGGCCGTTCCGATTCGTCACAACGGCGTTGCACGTCGAGACGGGCAATACACGAGAGGGAGTATCACAGCATGACCAATTTGGTTGAGATGGAGCGGTGGGAAGAAGGGGTCTACCAGCTCGAAACGTCGGATCCCGTTGTCGGCGGACCCGATGGAATCGACAACCTGCAGGCGAAGCAACTCGCGAACCGCACGCGCTATCTGAAAAAGGCCATCGAGGCGGGGCAAAGCGACTTTGGCGCGCACGTTGCGGCCGTTGATCCGCACCCGCAGTATGCGACGCATGCTGATCTGGCGGAGAAATTGGCCGCGCTTGTCGCGCAGTCCCCCGAGACGCTCGATACGCTCAGTGAACTCGCGAAGGCGCTCGGAAACGATCCGAATTTTGCGACGACGATTACCAATGCGCTTGCGACGAAGGCGGCGCTGGATTCGCCCGTATTCACTGGTACCCCGAAGGGCACTACCGCGCCGCAGTTCGACAACAGTACGAAGCTTTCTACCAATGAGTTTGTGCAGCGTGCGCTGGGGAACTTCAACCTCAGCAGCGGCACGGGTTCCGGCATCAGCGTTGCTGCGACGGCACTGACGAACGACGACATTGGAGGCTTTCATTACTTCAACGGTGCCGGGGCCCAGACGGCCACACTGCCGAGCGAAACGGGCTTGCCGGCAGGCGCCGCGATTGCGTTTCAACGTGGCGCTCAAGCTGGATTGACGATCGGTACCAAGAAGGCGAACGCGATCATCGACACCACGGCTGGCCTTGCCTCGTCGATTACGCTTATGGCCGGCGAGTTCGTCGTGCTGGTTTGGAGCGGTACGTATTGGCAGGCGTTCGGTACATATACACAACGCGTGGGTCAAACGTTCGCCAGTTCGCTCGGGGCAGGCGGTTTCCAAAAACTGCCGAGTGGGATGATTTTTCAGTGGGTCACGGGTATTAGTGACGCGAACAGCAACATGACCCTAACGCTTCCGCTTACGTTCCCAACCGCGGTACTGGGCGGTATCGCGAATGAGTCAAATCCGGCCGGTTGGGCCTCCAACACCGCAACGGTATGGGCTTTCGATCAGTCGGCATCAACCCAATCCACGGTGGTGGCTCGTGTGCGAACGATAGCCAATCCCGCGGGGCCTGCGACGGCCGCCGGCATTGGCGGTCGGATCTTTTGCTGGGGAAAGTGAAATGGGGCAAAAACTCGCCGCGTACAACGCGGACGGCAACATCGTTGCCTTTTACGACTCGGTCGATAGTCCCGCTCCGGATGGAGTGGATGTTATCGAGATCACCGCAGAGCAGTTGGACGATCTGATGCGTGCACAGGCCACCGGAAAACGCTTTGCGGTCAAGAACGGAGCGCCGGTCGCCGTCGATCCGCCGCCGCCAACGCGCGCGCAGCTCGCCAACATGAAACGAGCGCAGCGTGACGCGGCACTGAAGGCGACGGACTGGCTCGTTTCCCGGCATCAGGACGAGCAACTGTTGGGTGACGGGACAACCCTGACGGCCGACCAGTTTGCCGCGCTGCTCCGTTATCGGCAGTCATTGCGGGAAGCCAGTGATCTTCCCGGATGGCCGAATACGGAGTTGCCGTCACCTCCGCCATTTGCAAGTGCGCAGCCGGCTGCAACGGTGTAGCGCGACTGTTGATTCACCCGTATGTCAGGCCGCTCATTCAGCGGCCTTTTTATTTGTAGCATTCTCGGAGATCTGAATGCCTGCTACTTCTTTCTATCACGGTGTAACGACCGTGCTGGTCGACACCGGCCCGCGCACGATCGCAGTGCCGTCGACGTCTGTCGTCGGTATCGCCGACACGTACACGCCGGGAGCGGACCTCGTCGCACCGAACGTGCCCGTACGAATCACGAGCGAATACGACGCCGTCGCTGCGTTCGGCGAGACGAGCGCGATCACGCGCGCGATTCAGGGCATCTACAAGCAGAGCAAGACGGTCATGGTCGCGGTCGGCGTGCCGGCCGATCAGACCGACGCCGAGCTGACGTCCGCGATCATCGGTGGCGTGTCGGCAGGCGGTGCACGCACTGGCATGCAGGCACTGCTCGACGGCAAATCGCTGTTCGACCTGAAGCCGCGGCTGCTGATCGCGCCCGGACACACGGCCAAGCAACCGGTCGCGACGGCGGCCGACGAGCTGGCCGCGAAGCTGCGCGCAATCGCAATCCTCGACGGGCCGAACAAGACCGACGAGGACGCGATCCAGTATGCGAAGAACTTCGGCAGCAAGCGGCTGTATCTCGTCGATCCCGGCGTGCGGTATTGGGACACGGCGAAGAACGCGGACGTCGATGCACCGGCATCGGCATACGCTGCGGGCCTGTTCTGCCAGACCGACGCGGCGATCGGCTTCTGGGCGTCGCCGTCGAACAAGGAAATCGTCGGGATCAGCGGCACGAAGCGACCGATCGAATTCCTCGACGGCGACGAGACGTGCCGCGCGAACCTGCTGAACAACTCGTTCATCACGACGATCATCCGCGATGGCGGCTATCGGCTGTGGGGCAACCGCACGCTGTCGGCCGATCCGAAGTGGTCGTTCGTGACGCGTGTGCGCACGCTCGACATCGTGATGGACGCAGTCCAGGCTGGCCATAAGTGGGCGGTCGACCGTGGCATCACGGCGACGTACGTGCAGGACGTGACCGAAGGGCTGCGGGCGTTCATGCGCGACCTGCGCAATCAGGGCGCGGTGATCAACTTCGAGGTGTACCCGGATCCGAAGCTCAATTCGGCATCGCAGCTCGAGCAGGGCAAGGTGTACTGGAACATCCGCTTCACGGACGTTCCGCCGGCAGAAAACCCGATCTTCCGCTTCGAGGTCACGAACGAGTGGCTGACGGAAGTTCTCGACTCGCAATCGTAAGAGGTGACGCATGGTCCCGGAAACCCTGAACAACATGGCGTTGTACGTCGACGGACGCGGCTTTGCCGGCCGATCGCCCGAACTCAGCCCGCCGAAGCTGAAGATCAAGACGGAGGATTATCGCGCGGGTGGCATGGATGCGCCGATCAAGATCGACCAAGGGATGGAGGGGCTGCAGGCCGCTTTCTCCATGGGGAGCGTCGAGCGTGACGTGCTGAAGTTCTTCGGGCTGGCCGACAACAGCACATTCAACGCCACTTTTCGCGGCGCGTTCCGCGACACGCGCGGCAAGGTGAAGTCGGTCGCACTGATCATGCGCGGCATGCTGTCCGAATACGATCCCGGCAGCTGGAAGCCGGGTTCGACGTCGGAGCTGAAGTACACGGCCGAGCTGTCGTACTACAAGGCTGAAATCGACGGTGCCGTCATCTGCGAGATCGACGTACTCAACATGATCCGCATTATCGACGGCGTCGACCAGCTCGCCGACGTGCGCAAGGCGCTCGGCATGTAAGCGTTGCGGCCGGCCAATGCGCCGGTCAAAGTAACTTTTCGTTAGATCGAGGGGCGGTCAGTAGACCGCCCTTTGTCATTTCTGAGGTGCTGAATGGAAACCGTGAAGGTCACGCTGAAGTATCCCGTATCGTTTGACGGCGTTGTGCGCAACGAGCTGGTGATGCGCCGCCCCAAGGTGCGCGATATGCGTACCGCGAGCAAGCAGGCGCAGGGCGACGACGAGCTGCGCGAAATCGTACTGTTCGCGACGCTGGCCGACGTCGCTCCCGACGATATCGAAGGAATGGACATGGTCGATTACGACGCCATGCAGCGTGCGTACGAATCCTTTCGATCCGTTCGTCCGGCTTCCAATCGCGACCGTGAAGGCTCTGGCTCGGCGGATGATGAAGGAGTACGGAACGCAGCCGCAGGCGGTTGACGACATGACGATCGACGAATTGCTGTGGTGGCTGACGGATTGAGCGAGGACTGACATGGCACGCGATATTGCACTTGGCATCGTCATCGGCGGTGCGGTGTCGGCAACGCTCGGTAAGGCGTTCGCCGACACGAATTCGAAGATCGTAGGGCTGCGCAAGGCCGCGAGCGAGCGCGGCATGTGGCAGCGGCAAATCGGCGAGACGATCAAGCTACAGGAGGAGTTCCGACGGCTGCATCTTGCCGGCGATAGCGCAGCTGACGGGATCCGCCGCAAGCTGGACAACAACGTGCGTGCGCTGCGTGACGCGGGTTTCGAGGTCGACCGCCTCGATCGCGCATACGCCCGGCTCGGCCGGACGGTGCGCGGCCTTGAGCTGAAGGCGGCCGGACATGAGCGTCTGGCCGCCGGCCGCGACGGCATGCGTAGCGCGGCGGGTGACGCGGTGAAGCTTGGTGCGGCCGTTGCCGTACCGACCGCTGTATCTGCGCAGTATCAGGCGATCATCCGCGATATCGCCATCAAGGCGGGCATCGCGCGCACCGAGCAGGAGCGCGCGATGTCCGAACGTATCCGCCGTGACGCACTGTCGAACGGCATGGGGCGCAACGAGTTGGCCGACGCCGTCAACCAGATGGTCGCGGCCGGGATGGACGTCGATCGGGCGCTGAACTTCGGCCCGGCCGTCGCGAAATTCTCGGTGGGTCAGGGCGCGTCGAGCGTCGAGACCGCGCAGATGATTCAGGCGCTGCAGCAGAACGCCAACATCACGGATCCCAAGGCGATGATGAAGGCGCTGGAGGCCATCGCGTATCTCGGCAAGGAGGGTTCGTTCGAATCCGTCGACATGGCTCGTTGGTTTCCGGTGCTGCTCGCCGAGATGAAGAAGATCGGCATCACGGGGCAGGACTCCGTGACGCAGCTCGGCGCAATGCTTCAGGTTCAGATGAAGACCGCCGGCAACGCCGACGAGGCCGCGAACAACCTCAAAAACTGGTTCTCGAAGATCGGTTCGGGCGAGACCGAGCGCAACTACAAGAAGGCCGGCGTCGATTATGAAGCGAAGATGAAGGAGGCGATCGGCAAGGGCTGGTCGACGCTGGAAGCGTCGTTCGTGCTCGCACGGGCGTACATCGAACGTGTCGATCCGAAGAAGGCTGCGCAGCTCGCGGCGGTGGCGAAGCAGCTCAACAGCGAGCTGGATCCCGCCAAGCGGCAGGCGCAGATGCGCGCCTTCGAGGACACGATGAAAACCGGCGACCTGTTCAACGACATGCAGGTCAAGGCGGCGCTGACGGCGTACATGCAGAACGCCGATCTCTATCAGAAGCTGAAGCGCAATGCGGCGGACGCGAACGGCGAGATCGACAAGGACCTGGTTGATCGTCGTGCAACGTCGAAGCAGATCTGGAGCGAGGTCGTCCAGCAGTGGGACGACGCGATGCGCAGCATCGGTGACGCGCTGCGGCCCGTGACGGATCTCGCAGGCAAGGTCGCGAAGCGCACGGGCGAGACGGTACAGCGTGCGTCGGACGCGGCCCCCGGTGCGACGGCGGCGGTCGTCGGCGTGATCGGCACGGCCATTGCCGTTCGCGGCGCACGCGCGGCGTGGAACATGGGGCGTGGAGCGTTCGACATCCTGCGCGGTGGCTGGATGGCCCGACGTGGCGGCGGCGGTGGCGGCGGTGCAGCCGGTGGCGGCGCTGCAGGCGGGCGGGTTGGCAAGGCGCTCGATGCGTTGAGCGGTGCAGCCGGGGGCGTGCAACGGGTGTTTGTTGTGAACCTGCCGAGTGGCGGCCTTGGCAGCGCAGCGGGCGACCTGCTTGGTGACCTGGCAGACGGCGGTTCTGGCGGGGGCCGGGTTCCGCGCGGTCGCCTCGGCCGCGTCATCGGTGCCTTTCGGACGGTCGCTGGCCGTATCGCGCCCTACGCGGGGAAGCTTGCCGTCGCCGGTACTGTCCTGAAAGTTGCGTTTGCGGCCAAGGATGCGTATGCGGTCGCACGTAGCGATCAACCAACCGCGCGCAAGGCGGAAGGTTACGCAAGCATCGGCGGCTCGCTCGCCGGAGGCGTCGTCGGGGCGAAGCTCGGCGCAGGTATCGGCATGCTCGGCGGGCCGATCGGGGCGGCCATCGGTGGCGTGCTCGGCGGTGCGGTCGGCACGTTCGCCGGCGGAAAGTTACTTGGCGCGATGGCGCGGTGGGCGACGGCGTCGAAGGATGGCGACAGCGACGCGGCGAAGACCGCTGCGAAGGTTGCCGCTGGCCCCGACTCGCCGCAATCGCGACCGTTCAAGGTCGAGCAGCAGAACTCGTTTGCTCCGGTGTTCCACATCAAGGTCGAGGGCGGCACCGACGCGGAGATCGCGGACAAGCTGCTCGCGCGCATCAATCCGCTGATCCAGCGGACGATGACCGAGTCGCCGGACAAGAGCAACCGGTCTGCAATGTTCGACGCACCGCATCTGTAAGGGGGAGTGGATGGACTTCATTTCGAGTGTGACGCAGGCGGCAACGCAGGCGAGCATCGCGTCCGAACGTGTTCGGCACGTGGTGCGCGTGTTCGATCGGAATCGCAGCGCGAGTCAGAACACGGTCGACACGTTGACGAAGCTGGCGACGGGAAATCTCACGTCGGCCGCCGACCTGCTGCGCGGGGCGACGAGCCTGCTGTCGGTGGCCGGAGACCTGAGTCCGCAGATCGGCACGGTGATGCGCAGCTTCTCGGCAACCGGCGCGGCCGTCAGCGGCGTGCTGAAGCTGATCGGGGGCGTCAATCATCCGTTGATCCAGTCGGCCGCGCAGTCGGTCATGGGTGCGTTGGGGGACGCGAAGACGCAGTTCACCGCGTTGGTCGGCGAGCAGACGATGGGTGCGCTGAAGTCGTTCGCGCAGACGACGGGCCTGAGTTCGGTTCTCTCCGGCCTGTTCGACAGCGCGACGTCTTCCACCCCTCATCTGCTGACGCTATCAACGGATGACGGGACCGCGTTCCACTTCGGGCTGTCGACGGCGGCGTACGACAAGCTGCGGCGTTCGACGCGCTTCAAGATCGCGTCGCAGGAACGCTTGAATCGCGAAGAGGCGCAGCAGCCGGTGAGTCAGGGCGGCGACACGATCACGCTGTCGGGCGTCGTGTTTCCGTCACTCGGCGCCGGGTTCCGCCAGTTGGAGACACTGCGTGCGATCGGCGCGAAGCTCAAGCCGGTGCAGCTGACGGCCGGCACGGGCGACGTGCTCGGGCGCTGGTATCTGCACAGCGTCGACGAAGAGCAGGAGGCGCTGATGTCCGACGGTGCGCCTCGCAAGCAAACCTACAGCCTGGAGTTCGGCCGCTATGGCGAAGATTTTGCGAACCTCTGACGGGGACATCCTCGACACGCTGTGCTACGCCCATTACGGGACGTTGAAGGGCACCGTCGAGGCCGTGTACGAAGCTAATCCCGGCCTCGCGCGTGAGCCGCAGCCGTTCCGGTCCGGCGTCTTGATCACGTTGCCGGATCTCGACACGCCGCGCGACGAACCGATTCAGCTCTGGTCGTGATGGAGGGGCGATGCGGGCAATTTTTCAGGTGGTCGCGAACGGCGACGACATCACACGCGTGATTCAGGATCGCGTGCTGCGCATTCAAACGACCGACAAGCCGGGCCTCGAGGCGGACGAGTGCGAGATCGAGCTGGACGACCGAGACGGCAAGGTTCGGTTCCCGCCGAAGGGCGCGACGTTGAAGATCTCGCTCGGATGGGAAGGACAGGGGCTGTCGATGCTCGGCGAGTACGCCGTCGACGAGATCGTGCTGCGCGGGCCGCCGGCGACGATCATCATCCGCGGCCGACCGGCCAACATGCGAGCGACGTCGAAGACGCAGCGTAACGGCAGCTGGACGAACGTGAAGCTGGCCGACATCGTCGGCGACGTCGCGCGGCGCAACAAATGGGTGGCCGCGTGCTCGGTCGACGCGGCGATTCCGCGCGCGGATCAGTTCGGCGAAAGCGACCTGCACTTCATCACGCGTATCGCGCGGCAGTACGGCGCAACTGCGACGGTGAAGGCGGGCAAGCTGATCGTCGGGCCGATCGGTGGTGGCAAGAGCGCGAGCGGCAAGCCGCTGCCGGCCGTCACGTTGACACCGACGGATCTGACCGACTACGAGATTTCGTTTCCGGACCGCGCGAGCTTCGTCGCCGTGCGAGCGAAGGTGCACGACAAGAAAACGGGGAAGAAGATCGACCTGACGATTCCGAATCCGGACGCGCCGCCGGGGGCCGCTGCTGTCCATACCGAGCGCCATGCGTTTGCCAGTCCGGAAGCTGCGAAGGCGGGTGCGAAGTCGCGTCTCGAAAAGCTGAACCGGCACACGGCGCGTAGTGTGCTGCGCATGAAGGGGCGCACGGACATATCGGCCGAGAAGACCGTGAAGCTGTCGGGCTTCAAGCAGGAGGCGGACGGCGATTTTCTGGTCGATTCCGTCCGACACACCTATGCCGGTAATGGGTGGGAGACGTCGGTCGAGCTGAACGCTGGCAACAAGGGCAAGGCGAAGGTCGGCCATCGCAAGAAGCCGGCGAAGAAAGTCGACCTGGTCGTACCGTCGCCGCCGAAGTAACACGCGCGCACATCAATTTCTGGCAGCCGCCTCGGGGCAACTCGGGCGGCTTTTTTCTTTTTGTTGCGGGGGTGGAATGCAGGACCACGAGAAAACCATTCTGGAGCTGATCATCATGGGCGGACTGATTGGTATCGCGAAGGTGCTGGTCGGCAGCGAGCAGCTGACATTCAGGCTCGTTGCCGGCAGGGCGGTATTGGGTTCGGCGACGTCGATGGTCGCCGGATTGGCGCTGTTGCAGATCCCGGACCTGCCGCCGATCGCGCTGCTCGGTCTCGGCAGTGCGCTCGGCATCATCGGATCGCAGTACCTTGAGGTGCTGCTGCGTCGGAACGCGAAGCGACTGTTCGGGGAGAAGTGACGATGGCGCGCATCAGTGTTACCGCTGCCGGCGGACGGAATCGCGTCGCGTTTCTCGACATGATCGCCGTGAGCGAGATTGGCTCCGATCTGCTGGCTAAGTCGGACGACGGCTACAACGTGCTCGTCGGCTCGACGCCGTCGCGGCCGCTACTGTTCGCGGGCTATGCGACGCATCCGAACGTGCTCAACCGGCGGATCCCGGTGCCTTCGACGGCTGCCGGCCGCTATCAGATCCTCGCGCGGTGGTGGCGGATCTATCAGGCGCAGATGAAGCTGCCTGACTTCGCTCCGATCTCGCAGGACCGGTATGCGCTGCAGCAGCTGCGCGAGCACGGCGCACTGCCGTTGATCGACGCCGGCCGGTTCCGTGAGGCGGTGGCGAAGGTGTCGAACGTATGGGCCAGTCTGCCGGGGGCCGGGTACGGCCAGCACGAAAACAGGATCGAACATTTGCAGGCCGCGTACCGCGCGGCAGGCGGGGAGGTGGTCGCATGACGTGGTTCGACCCGCGAATCTGGCTGCTCGTCGTTGCCGGCGTCATCGTCGGATCGGCGTGCGGGTATCTGAAGGGGCACCGTGATGCGGACCAGTCCGCCACGGTCGCCGGTCAGGCTCGGCAGATCGACGATGTGCGGGCTGAACGTGATGAATATAGCCGCCGGCTGGTGGCACAAGAGGAGATCGCAACCGATGCTGCGAAAGAACGTGATCAGGCACGCGCTGATGCTGCTGTTGCCGACGACGCTGCTGACGGCCTGCGTAAGCAGGTCGCCGCACTCATTGCCGACGCTCGACGTGCCGGCGCTGCGGCCGGAAGCCCGGCAACCGGCGACACCCTCGATCTGCTTGCCGACCTGTTCGGCCGGGCTGACGAGCGCGCGGGAGGGCTGGCGAAGATCGCTGACGAACGCGGCATCGCCGGCCAGCAGTGCGAGCGCAGTTATGACGCGTTGACCGGCGACGCGCATTCCAGTCTGCCGCGGTAGCGCGGCAAGCGAGGCCCAGCGGCCTCGAGAGAAACAGGGCGACCGTGGGCGTGCTGCAACACGCTTCACGGTCGCCTTTCCACTGAGCATGCCAGTGAATCGGCCAAGGCCCTGCTACCTACCGGTAGGCGGGCCGGATTCTACACCAAGTTTTAAAACGGCTTTCACAATGGCAAATCCCATCATTCCTTGGATCGGCGGCAAACGCCGACTCGCAGACCACATCATTCCGCGCTTTCCGGCACACGAATGTTATGTCGAGGTATTTGCAGGCGGGGCGGCGCTGTACTTTCTGCGACCGCCCGCCAAGGTCGAAGTCATCAACGACGTCAACGGCGAGTTGATCAACCTGTACCGCGTTGTGCAGCATCACCTGGAGGAGTTCGTGCGTCAGTTCAAATGGGCGCTGACGAGTCGGCAGGTGTTCGAATGGCTCAAACAAACGGTCCCGGAAACGCTTACCGATATCCAGCGTGCGGCGCGGTTCTACTACCTGCAGAAAAGTTGCTTTGGCGGGAAGCTGGAAGGGCAGACTTTCGGGACACGAACCGAACATCCGCCGGGCCTGAATCTGCTGCGCATCGAGGAGGAGCTGTCAGCGGCGCATCTGCGGCTTGCGAACACGTTCGTGGAGCGTCTCGATTGGGCCGCGTGCATTGATCGATACGACAGGGCGCACACGCTGTTCTATTTGGATCCGCCGTACTACGAGACGGAAGGATACTGTGTCGCGTTTCCGTTTGCCGAGTACGAGAAGCTGGCGCAGCGCCTGCGGTCGATCAAGGGGCGTGCGATCGTGAGCCTCAACGACCATCCTGACATTCGGCGCGTGTTCGAAGGGTTTCATATCGAAACCGTGCCGATTCAATACACGGTCGGCGGAGGCAAGGGCGTCGAGCGCAACGAACTGATCATCTTCAGTTGGGATGACGCGGCGCAGCCCGTGGGTCTGTTCTAGTCGATGCTAGCCGGCGCGAAACATCGCGCCGGCACCGCGCTTACAGATCATCGAACGCGGGAAGGAGATCTTGCTCCACGAGTCGGATCTCGATTCTGTTAGCCGCCTCGATGTGCTCGGGATTCTTCATCGAAAACGGTGCGTCGGTAGTGCTGACGATGATTGTGCCGGTCTGATTCTTGCCGGGTTCAGGCGTGGCTACTACTTCGCGTGCCTCCGGGACTTGCTGCTGCGTAATCACGGTGGGCAGGTAGATCATCCAGCCGACACCGGGCTTGTCGTCAAACACCTGTCGTGCCGCGTAGCTTCTCGGGCCGACAGCGACGTATGCGGCTTTGAATGCTGTCGTTGCAGCGCGAACGATTTTCAACACCGAGTCCAGATTGCCGAGAATCGCCTTGTTCGACAGGGAAAGTTCAAATGTGTTGACGTAACCCGGTTCGTTGAGATGGCACGAAATGGTTGTGCCTTCATTGATATCCTCGTTACCGTCCCAAAGGCTCACGTATGTTGCATCCGGGTGATCGCCAAACTTGTTTTTCAGTACCGCGAGAATGGCGGTCGATGGCGAGCCATCGTCGAACGCCTTATACAGCAGTGCTTCCTCTCGGGTCTGCCCGCGTGCATACCATTGATTGATCGTCGGTTCGATCTCAGCAAGTGCGTGTGTGACGACTTGGATGCGTGACAAGACCTCAGAGAAGTTGGTCGGTTCAAGTGAGTCATCCTTGAATTTCAGTCTGATATCCATGATCGTCGCGGGTTAAGGTTGCCAGACGGATGCTACTTTATTCTCGATCAAGGCCGGGAGCATGTACTCGCGCAATTCGGCTTCTTCGAAGTACCACTTCAAGCGAGCTGGTGGGTTCAAATTTACCTTCTTCGCCTGAGTGTTCAGTTGGCTGAACAGGGAGTCGTATCCCTCGAACCACGTTTGCGCCTTCATCTCGCCTTCGTCGTTTCGTCGAAGGAACTGAGCATAGTGCGCCTTCGCTTCTTGCAGCAGACATTCTGCTGGTACGAACCCGTCAAACTCAGTGCCGAGCCAAATCCACTCTTCGTTCCATCCTTCTTCGATGCTGTACGGCCGCCCGGTTATCCGCCCTTGATATTTGCGGGAGCGCGGCGACATGTTGTGCTTTTTGTTTTCCGCAATTCCAGTCTCTTCAGGCGGGCATTTTTTGCATTTTTCCCCCGTGCGCGGGACGGCCTTCGCGTCGGTCTTGGCCTTGCTCTCATCCTTCGTCGTGTCGCTAGACAGGCTCGCCGTTCCCGCCAGTCCGATCCCGCCCAACAAGGCGGCGCCAGCTCGCGCTAAGACCGGCCCAAGTTCTGCCAATACCCCCTCCAGTAATGGAAGTGCTGCTGCCATGCTCAAGTCCCCCGTTATATTCCGGATGTTCGACGCGCCACTTTATGACGCGCAAGTAGTCGTGAAATCGTTGGTCTGGTGATCGGCCTGGACGTGTGAGCCACGCGCGCGTGGCCGGCTTCGTGTAGAAGCTAGGCGCGTACGCTTCGATTCGCAGAAAGGCTTCGACATTCTCGTCTGCATGGATGTCGAGCCGACGCGCGGCGACGTAGGCGTTCCATAGGCGCGTTGACAGAGTGCTGTCATCGGCCAGCTTCGGATCCGCTTTGACGAGCTCCTGCCTGACGCGCTGGACGTAGCCGCGCGCATCGATCTCGGCAAGGCCGGCGATCTGTTCGCTTGTCAGTTCAAGCATGCGGATGCACCCCCTTCAATTTTCCGTTCACCTCCACGAGCCAGTTGAATGTCGGGACGAAGAACTGCATGCGCTGGGTGAGCTCCATCAGCGATGCCATGTCGGCCATGATGCGGGCGTCATAGAACCGGAGGAGCGCCGCGCGTCCGTCCGGCAGTCGAACGTCGAGGCGGCGGCGCAGCTCGTCCGCGAGCGATTCGATCGGATAGGCGCTGATGAGCCACGACACGCCCGTCGAGCCGCCGGCCATCGCCGAAAGCGTGTGTCGAATGCCACCGGACGCCCGTTCCCAATCGAGCAGCCACGGTCCGGCATCGGCGAGTGATGCGTCTGGCGTGCCGTCGAACAGGGCGACGGCCGCTTGCGATCGCTGCGGCGGAGATCCTGCGCTTGCGTCAGCGAACAACAGACCGTCGACCAGCGCGTACAGATGCACCTGCATCGTCAGCTGCTGTTGACGATTGACGAAGAATGCTTCGATCGAGACGTCGGTCATGGGCTTACCCGCGCGCGATCATCGTCGCCGCGTTCTCGGCGGCGGACTTCAGACATTCCAGGCAGAGCGTCGGCGAAGGCGCCAACGAAGTAGCCGCGGCGGCCACAGCACCGCCGGTCGTAGCTTCGCCCGCTCCGACGTCGTCGAGCGTCGCGGAAGACTGCGACGCGATGAGTGTCGCGCCGCACGCGGTCTTCATGCCCTCGATGGCCGTTTCCCGGCCTGCAATCTGGTGCGAGTAGCGTCGCCCGGTGGCGGGCAGGATGGGGAAGACGCCTTTGCACTGCGGGCAAAGTACCTTGTGCCCGACGCCGGCAATGGGTTTCCCGTCAAGGGTGGCGGTCGCGGAGCCCTCCAGCACGCGCCCGCCGTGCGTCGTCGTGTCGCCGACGCAGATCATGGATCGAGCCATGTGTTCTCTCGTAGGTGTGGTTTTCGTATGAATTTACCACTTCCGGGAGAGCGGTCGACCACAGCCGGCCGCGCGGTCCGTCAAATTGTGTCAACCCGGCTACAGCATCGTCGCGCGCTGCTTCTCGGCTCTCAGCAGGTGCCGCAGGCGCTGAAGCGGGCCTTGACCGCCGCCAAGATCGCCCTTGTTGTCGATGTTCTTGTCGACATAGTCGAACCACTCCTGCACCCGCTCGATCGATTTTCTCAGCGCGAGAATTTCAAGGATCAGCAATCTGACCTGCGGGTCGGTGTAGTCGCGCCAAAGTGCGCGCAGCTCCGAATCGGTCGGCGCGTCGAAGTCAGGCATGGTCGGCTTCAGTTTGACGCGGCGGTCTCTGAGCGGGACACGATTCCGGTCGACCTTACCGCCTTCGACGCGGCGCGATTGCGCCGGCATCAGCGGGTTGTAGACGGCCTCGATCCATGACTCCCGCTCGCGCTCGGTTAGCTCGATGGGCGTGCGCCTCCATTCCTCTTCGCCGAGGAACCGGTACTCCCAAAAATATGCCCACTGCGGTTTGATCAC